TACAAGTGAGTTTCCGCTTTTTTCTAAAATCCAACCGTCAGGAAATTTTTCTGCAAGCTCCTCGCCAGTTTCAACGCCGACAGAACTTGTCTCTGCAAAACGATTTAAGGCAGTATAATTTCCAGAAGCTACATAGGCTTCAACGCTTACCATATTTTCTTGAATATCTTCCCAATTATCTATGAATGTTTCTTTTCCATTCTCAAGAAATTGTGGCAATTCACGATCAATATAACGCTCTTCTAGTACATTAATATTTCCACTATTATCAGGCCGACCCTGAATAGTTTTAGCCTCTATCAAGTTTGTGTTGTCTTCTAGGTATTCAGTAAGCTCTTGTGGGGTTACATCATTGCGGCCTTCAAATGCTTCGTCAGCGCCTGACCATTCAAGTTCTTTGACCTTAACGCCCTTCTGCTTGAGCATTAATCTCTTTAGCTCTTTGTAGCTTGCGCTTTTTACACTTAGGCTCTTAGCTGCATTTACAGCAGAACTGTAGAACTCAGGCGCAATGCGTGGCCCATCATTGCCGCTGTTAATCGGTGGCAGAGCGCCTAGCCTACCCTCTTGCTGTTCTGTAAGTTTAGCCTCAAGAATTGTCGGGCCTTGCTTGTTGTACACATCAGCAGGCGCGTGTGCCTTCAGGTAATCAAGATCTGCGCCTTGCCTAAAATTTTCTGGGGCAGAGTATAAAAAGACTTGATTTTGATTAGCTTTAGCATTCTTTTTGTTATTTGATTCTATTATAATATTTGCCGCAAGTTCTTCTGCTTTTGTCGTAGGAATTGGTAAATCGTACTTTGCATAAAGTTCACGCAGTTGCTCAGTGTTAACTGCTTCATTAATGCTTGTAATTGGGGTGTCAGCTAGTAATTGCTCTATGTCAACTTTTTCAGCAGCACGGGCGGCTTCATCAGCAGCCTCCGCTGCATCGTCCAATATATTATCATCTGGAACCATCTCATAATCAACGATGTCAGTTATATCATCATCAACTAAAGCCCCAGCAGGCGGCGTTGTTTCAACAATGTCAACAGGCTGTGTGGGATCAATGCGTATGTCTGCAAATTCTTCGTCAATTTGCTGCAAATTAGCAGCTAAATTTTCAAGATCTATGCCTTGATCCTCAATTGCAGAGATACGCGCAGCTTGTTCCTGCGCTAGGCGTTGATATTCTGATCCAGCCCCGCGATCTAAAGGATCGTATGGACGATAAACTACATCCGCTTGCTGTTGCTGTGCCGCCAATGCCCCAAATTCTGGTACTTCGACTGCGTCTTCAACGCGCGCAACAGGCAACCTGTTTGCCGCTGTGGCAACTTTGGACGCCCTGCCAAGTTTAGAAAACAAACCAAAATATGGAGTTAGATATTGCTCTGCAAATTCAACGCCACCAAGCAAATCTCTGGAAAGCCTGTCTTCGTCGTTTTCGCTTTGAAACGGCATTTGCTCTGCCACAAAGCCAGCACCATATCCAAGCCCAGAAACGATGGTGCTTAATAAGCCAAGGCCAGTATCCGCAATGCCACCGTAAACTTTTTCTAAACCTGTCGGTCCACCGGGATAAAACGCCATTTCTGGCAGCATTGTGGCCACGCCCTGCCCCGTGGCTGCATTCTTAAATTGCTGTCCCGCAGCACTTAAATACTCATTACCCGCATCAAAGCCATAGTTGCTAAGTATCTTTTCTCTATTGTTTGGTGGCGGCGCAACATATCCAACGGGGTCTGCCCTTGGCGTCATAGATTGCGCTTCTAAATAGTCAGCATACGCCTGTGATGGGATGTTTGGCGTTCCATCTGGAAAGAACGCGCCGTCTAGAAATCTTCTTTCAGCCATATCACCACGCCTTGCATGACCAGTATCTGGCCTTTGTTTTGGGACCGGGGTTATCACAGTTGTGACGCGCCCTAAAGTTAGATCTGCGGCCCTTTTGCGTTTTCTTGATCTTCATATTCGGATCGCCAAATGTCACTCGCTTAATCTTATCACCGTCCGTCACATATACTACAGACTTCTTCTTGCCGTAAGAAGTTTCGCCCTTGGATATGCGGCGTGGGTTGTTCAGCTTTACGCTCTTACCTTTGTACGTTGCCATCGTCGCCCCCTACGCCTTGCAATGCACCAAGTCCAACTGCGCCCCCAGCAATGCTTGCGCTAATGTTGCCAGAATCTTTTTTAGACGGATCAAACTTAGCAAAAATACTTCGTATCTGATTAGCATTAAATGGAACGTAGTCAGACCTTACCTCACCAGTGTCAGTATCACTGCGCTCAATCATAATGCCATCGTGACCCTGATCTTGTAAGTCTTTGACAAACGCTTGGGATGTAACTTCAGAACCATTCTCTTCAGCTATTTCGCTCCATTCACGCATTTCATCTTCAAAATCTTCATAACGATCAAATACCTTGGGGTTTTCAATTCTTAACTTAACAGGATAAACTGCCCCAGCCGCATTGTCTCCTCCACGTTCTGCAAAGAAATTAGCCACGTCAGGCTCACCTCTGGAGTTATAACCTCCAAACCATGTGCCTAAATTATTAGGGTCAAGGGTTTCATTCATTTTGTCACTTACTTCTTCAAATCTATTAATACCCATATTTTCATCAGCTAAAAGAGTTCTACCGGGTTCAAACTCAACCCCCATTTCACGAACTTTACCATCTCCCATTGGTACATTTACTGTGCCAGTCGAAGTATTTGAGTCACCCTGACCATGAGCAGCGTTAATGTTAAAGCTATCTTTGTATTGTTTCTGCGCGTCCTTGGCGATCTGTATATTGATGCTATTAGCAAAGCGGGGGTCTATTAGCCTTTGGCGCGCAGCCCTATCCAGAATGGCGCTCAGATCCTCTAGGGGGGCTGTTTCCAGAGTATCTAGCGTCACGCCAGCACCTTCTGCAATCTTGGCGATCTTAGGGTTAGACTTGATCTCAAGGCCAACCATATCACGGCCCAAAGACTTTGCAGCTCTGCCTAAGTTATCTAATGCGCCGAAAATGCCCATTATGCTTTAGCAAACTTCTTAGCTGTAGCCGACAGATCCTTCATGTGGACTAGGAACTTGCTGGAGGCCGTGTGCTTTGCTCCAGACATAACCTTGCCCTTGGCATCCTTGTGGGTAGCGCCCTTATGCTCTTTGCCGTTCTTAAAGTAATGCTTAACGCCTTTAGCCATTATGCTTTCCTCTTCCTTACTGGTTTTTTCGCGGTCTTGGCCGCAGCCTTAAACGCACCTTTAGCTGGTGCGCCCTTGGCCCCAACCTTACGCATTTTCTCGCCAGATCCAGCGGCTATGCGTTTCTTCTTTGCTGCGATGTTAGAATATAATCCCGGTCTAGCCATTATAATTATCCTTGTTAACTATCTGTTGAAAGGGTATCCGCGCCGTGTGTCATCAGTCTGATAAAGATATTCTTGAATTATGTCGTTAAGCTCTTTTGTAGCAGGCTGATCAGCTTGTCGCAATTCCATTGATCTAATTGTAGTTGCCTCTGGAGGCACGACCCCATCAATAATTCTGTCGTTATAAAAATCATTGAAAAACATGCTGGTTGGGACATCTCTGAAGTTCCCTTGCTCATCTGCCATTCTATAGACTGGCGTACCCTCGACACGCTGCAATCCTGCTGGATACGTCGAGTGATTAGATATTGGGTTAATGGGGGCGTTGTAATCGATCTGAGCGATCATGCGTCCAGCCGCATCTCCAGAACCCATGCCAAGCATATCTGGGACTGAAACAGCGGCTCTAACTGATGCTTGATCAGGAAAGCCTAGCTTCATGCTTCTTGGCTTTGCCAGTTCCTCAGAGAATGCTTTTCTTACTCCACCACGGTTCGGAGCGAAAAGGTATGCCCTAGCTTTTTCTAAATCTGACGCTTCCATGTTACCCAAACCGGGCCAATCAGGCACTGTATTCCGAAAGGTTTCATCAAATTGTTTGGCAGATTTTTTAGTTATTTTCATGTTTGGAATCATGTTTAAAGTAGTATCTGCAACCATTGTGGAGAAGTTTACGTTATCTCCTTTTGCATTAAAGAAAGTTCCATATACTGGTACGCCTTCTTCTAATATCTCTCCTGTCTTCGGATCTTTTACTTGACCAGACAAAACTTCTGCTTTTTTTCTTTGTTTTTCTAATACTTTAGGATCACTACCCCAAAACCTATTGTCTATTACATTCTGACCCTCTGTGGCAAATTCATATCCACCTTCTCGCGCCACAGGATTAATCAAAGGAATATCGTTAACTGACAAAATAGATCCTGTCCCGCTTGCCCGATCACCCTTAATCGACATGAATTTAGCGCCTTCATCTATTGCTTTTTGGTAATCAAAAGGCTCTGGCTGCGTTTGAACTCTAGTGGTGAAGTCAATTTCTGCGCCCATTTCTTGTAGCGGAACTGTACCCCTTGTAACTTTCATTTTACCAAGAGGGGTGTTCTCTTCTACATATCCACTTCCTCTTGTTAAACCACTGCCACGATTTTGGTTCTGAAGGTATTTTTTAATAATAAAGTTTGTTGAGGAATCGTCAGAGTAGCGCAAGCCTTGCTGAACTACGTTGCCGCCAACTTCTGCTACAATTTGTTCGTAAGACTTGAAGACACCACCGCCGACATCAACCGATCCATCAACTCCTAATTGAGCAATTTTCTTTAGAGCGGTTAAAATACCCATTACGCTGTCGCCTTCTTGCCGGTCTTCTTGCCATAACCTGACGCATAGACAGCGCGGCCCTGCTTGGCGGCTTCGGCCTTAGTCTTGTAGACCTTGCCCTTGCTTCCCCAACGATAGCCACCCTTGACCTTCATCACAGGCATATCAGCCTCCCAGAAGTTTGTGCATCATCTCATGGACGTTGCCGCCGTCGAGCTTCATAACTTTGACTTTGACATCCTTGCCGCTTGGCATTTCCATCATTTCGTCATCGTCATACATCTCTTCGTCATCGTCATACATAGCATCATCGTCAATGCCCATCATTGTCTGATGGCATAAAAGCAGGAAGTTGACCAACTGATCGTCAGTCATATCAAGCCCAGCTTCAGTGTGGCTAAACCCCATTTTGCTCATAAACAAAGCGGCGTTGTCTTCCATGTTTTCTACATTTACTTCAGCCATAACAGCCTCCCTTATCGGCGCATTTGTGGGCGCGGTGATGTCATCATTGGACGTGCCTGTGGTCGCGTTGGGGTAACGATGCCTGCGGCAATTGCCTCGTCCATGCTCATTACTCTACCAGCGTCTGGAGTGATCGCACCAGATTCTTGCATACCAGCCATTTGACTTGGCGTCATTTGCTCCATGCCACCATCAACTTGGTATGACATACGCTCTTCGTCTGTCATTGGAGCCAAGCCCAAACGAGCTAATGAATCTTGCGCCATTTGCATTTCAGAATCACTTACTGCGCCCATTGTGCCTGCTCGATTGCCTTGCGCCACTTTCATCTCGCCTTCAGACACTGCGCCCATACTAGGATCTTTCATAATGTCTGGGTTTGTATTGCCCTGTGGGAACGAACTCATTTGCTCAACTGGGAACCTGTCCGTAGCGCCAACAACCGCCTCGAACATCTCGCGCTCACGATCAGTAAGTACGCCGCCGCCTTGGATGCGCTGGCCAATAGCCATAAGCTGCTGTGCAGATTCCTCATCCATATCACCGGGGCGAATGTTCTGCAAAAAAGTCATAACCAATTGGTAGTCTGGGTTTTGTGTTATATCGGCCATGTCAGCCTCCTATATTCTATTATTAAGTTTCAGGGGTTACGGTAGCATTTACAATGATCGAATCTACTTCAGCCGCGTCGAGGTATTGGCCGTCTGGAGTCTCGTAGTATTCCTTACCATCTATTGTGGTTTTTGACAAAACTTTATCGAAGCTAGTACCAGATGCATATTTTGCCAACCACGGTGGTAAACCAAAGCCGCTGCCGCCCTTATAATAGCGATTGAATATGCTATTCGCTGCGCCAGCATTACCGCCACCGCCACCGCCGCCACTAACTAATGTTCCTGCGTATGAACCAGTTCCTGCCGACTTGTTGTTGCTCTTATCGTTTGCAGCCATCATAGCATCATTGGCACTTGATTGATTGCTTTTAGAGACAGGCGTGGAATCGGTAGGACCGTCCACAAAGTAGTAATTGCCAAGCATCCCCTTGCTGTAATATCTACCGTCAGCATTTTGACGAATTTCTTGGCCGTCTTCGCCAGTACCAGTTATTACATCTCTAGGATTTGGTCCGACTTGGTACGCCCCAAGCGCGTTAGCACCAGTAAGAAACATACCCGCGCCGGGAACCAACGCACCAGCCACTGTTGAAGGGATGGTGCTTTTTATATAATCATATGCGTTGCTGAGTGGTCCTTCGTCTTTTGTTGCTTGCAAAGCACCAAAGCCTTCAACTGGAAAGTCATCATTTTCAGCAGTGTTAGCCTGACCAACCGTGCCGTAATAGGTCTTAGTCCCAACATTTGTGGCAGGCCCTTCCGTTGTATTGTCCATCAAGTTGCCGCCAACATAGCTAGTGTTGTCAAATGGCGTAAGCATGTTGGCTATAGTTTCGTACAATGAATTTGACCCAGTAGATTTAGTTTTAAAATCTTCTGCGCTGACAACATTTATTGGATCTTTGATTGGTTGTGGGTTTGTGACTACTGGGTTTGTGACAGGTGGAACATATGCAGAGACATTGTTGCCACTGTTTCCGCTATTGTCGCCACTCGTAGTAGTTGCTGTGGGTTTTACCAAAGTAGAAATATTCTTACCTGAAATATTCTTGCCTGAAATATTACCGCCTGACCCCACCACATAGTTCTTGTTCGTATCAGGAACCGCTGTAGTTGCGTAGTTAGTAACTAGATTTTTAGGTCTTGCTTTTGGCCTTACTGAAGTTGTTGGGGCAGAACTACCACCGCTGTTAGTGCTGGAAGTAGAACTACCACCGCCGCTGAAGAATGACTTTACGCTATCCCAAAAACCGTAAACAGGAATGCCGTCTGGGCCGGGGATACCTGCGCCGCCCATATCACGCAGCATCTGCTCTTCCTGCGGATTGATGTACGCCAGCATATGCGGCTGGTTCATTAGATCTGCCTGCCGTGGGACATTGTTAGCCACGTTCTCTAACGCACCAATACCCGCGTCAGGATACGATACATCTTGAGCCATGTTGGCTTGGTTGTTTTGAACAATTGCGTTCACGCGATCCATAAATGTATTCATCATGCCCTCATAGGTTGTGGTGGTGGCGGTGGAGCTTGTTGCGGAGGTGGTGGACCGCCCTGTGGCTGGCCCTGCGTCATGGCGTTTGAAATTGCGCTTAAAGCGCCCATTCCCTCGCCACCGCCCATGCGGCTCTTAATTTCCATGACTTTGTCAATCAGGTACTGATCCATGTCCATCGGAGCTTCGCCGCCCTGCGGAGGTGGTGGCCCACCCTGTGGAGCGCCCTGTGGACCTCCCTGTGGAGCCTCTTGTGGCAATCCACCAAAGGCCGCAGGGTTAATCGGAGGCAAGTTATATTGCGGGGGGTACATTCTTCATCGCCTCCATCTGCATTTTAGCTGCATTCTTTTCACGCTCTAGCTGCAACTCTGCCTGCAACTTGGTGATCTTGGCTTGCATGTCTGCCTGCGCCTTGGCCATTTCGATCTGCATGTCCTGACGCGCTTCAGCCTGCTTGATCTCAATGCTGGATTTAGCCTTGGCCTGATCAGCCTCAATTTGAGCTGCTGTACGGGCCTTCAGAGCCTCAGTCTCAAGCTGCGCTAACTGCTGTGCATATTGCAGCGGATCGCCCTGCCCTTGGCCCTGCTGTTGGCCACCAGCCAGTGCTTGGATTAACTTCATCTGTGGAGCCGCCTGCACGACTTGCGCCGCACGTTGGCTAATCAGGCGATCCATCTCTGGATCAATGGCTGCAAACTTGAACTCTGGATCTTTAAAGTTTGGCAGTGGCGGCATCTCAATATTAATGCTGGCCTCCATCCGCTGACGATACAGAAGCGCAACGTGTTCTGCGATGTGTGCAATTAACACTGGCTGCATAGCCGCCGCCCCGGGGTTACCCGCCAAAGACGGATCTTGCATGAACTGAATGTGAACCGCAATGTGCGCCTCATGGTCCTGCTCTGGAAAGGCTCGAATGCCCTTGCCATACAACACGCTCATGTTCTCATCAATCGGGTCCATCAGCACAGCCTCTTCAGGCTTCTTTAAGATCTCATCAATGTTGGGTATTCGGATAGCTTCGTACATCCGCTTGTATGCGGCGTACAGGTCGTGGAACTGCGGAGCTGATCGCGCCATTTCCAAGACAGCTTGTGCCTGCGCGATGCGCTGGGCTGTCGAGAAGATGTTGGGATCAGACACTGGGACAATGTCGATCCTGTCATCAAAGTCGGAACGATAGATAGTCTCCGCAGCTCCAGCCTGCGAAAAACTGAACTCATCAGGGAGATTTTCAGCGTTCAGTCCCGCAAGTAGTTTGAACTCTTGGCCCTGCGCGTAGTGTAGGCGCTTGTGAATTGCGCTAAATGCCTTCGATCCCTGCTCAATCAGGGCGACAGTCGAGCCGACTGGGGCATTCGGATTAACGTCACCAATGTTTAAATCGGCTGTGCTGGCAAATCGCTGGCCTGCATCGACCATGTAGCCAAGCAAGTTAAACAACGAACCTGACGGCTCCTTAAACGGCAGTGGCATAATCGCCTTGTTAACGTCATCAACCGTGCTGTCGAGATCCACAAACTCACCGGGGCTGATCTGCATGTCGCCGCCTTGAACGCGGCCACGCAGCTTAAAGCCACCCTGCATATTCGAGAATGCTGCACTGTCGAGAAGAGCGCGCAGAGATCCTGTCGCCGCTTTGCCCAAGCCACCAATCATGTGGTACAGACCGAAACCGTAGAAACCCAGACCCGGTAGGAACTTATAGCTCACAAACCAATCGCGGCGTTTCTTTAGCTCATCGTCTTCTTTCCAGTTGCGTCGAACCGATACAACATTCTGGTTTTCGTAGTCGATTGTGATGACGTATGGAATTGCCACTGCGTTGTCATCGACATCGCCGTCATCCATTTCCTCGCCGTCAATGCCGTCAAACAGGTCATAGACGTGCATCTCAAGCAGTGTCATCACGTCATCGTTGCTGTCGTCGTACTGATCGACGCCCTCGATTTCACCGACCACATCGCCTGACGGATCTATTGAATCGCCGCCAGCGTACTTCGTCGGCAGGTAATATCCGTTTTTAACGTAGCGATTAAAGTCATTCTTCGGCATCCGAATGACGTGGGTGTAGCGGGGTGACGTGTAGAGGTCTTTGCTTTCTGGGGCGACCACGAAATCTTCAGCCTTAACGAACTGGCTGCACTGGCGATCTAGGTTAGCGTCCCACCAGACTTTCTTAAACGTGTGGCCGATCAGGGGTAGGTGAAACAGCATCTGATCCAGATCAGGGAAGTATTCGGGCATTTCCTGCGTGATCTGGTAATTCATAAATTCACGAACGCGGCGACCTTGCTCTTCGATCTCTTCATCTGGGTCGCCAATGATCACAGTCTTGATCGGGCCACCTGACGGGTACAGCTCTGCGATTGCCTTGGCGTTAAACTGTGTGGCGGCTTCAGCGATCAGTGGGTGAACCACAACTGACAATCCGCGTGTGGCGCGCTCATCTTCGCCTTCAGATTGCCCACCATCTGGGTCTAGGGTCTTGAGGCCATCCTTGTAACGCTCTTCCCATTCGGCACGGGCTGCGCGGTCATTCTCGTAAAAGCCAACCAGCTCCTGCGCTTTTCGGGATAATTCTTTTTCATCGATTGTTTCTGCTAGGTTGATGTCGAACTGAGCGGTATCGACTTCATCCATCATGTCCAGCTCTGGGTCACCAATTAGCACATCGCCATCGGCAAGCTCTTCAATCATCAGATCGTCGGCTGGAGCGCCTTCGGCAAATGGGATAATATTTGGGTCAGCCATAAAGCGTCATCCTTTGTTTTTCTACTGGTTCGTCATCTTCTGGGTCTTCTGAGTGACCAACAAACCAACCTTTTCTTAACCGCAACCAAGCCTGTGTGCATGTATCCACCACATCGTCATTGGGATGTGCTGGGAACGCAGCGCATATATCTATTAAATCTTTAGCCCACTTTCTGTTTGAAGGGAAATAAATTCTTCCGTCTTCCAACATTGCGCTCGAAGCGTGGGCGCGCGCCTCCTTATCACGGTCAGGTGAATATGCCAACACAGGTACACCAGCCATGCGTAGATCTTGCAGGAGGGATTGGCCTGACGCTTTCTTCTCAATCAGGACTGCGTCTGGCTCCCAGAGATCGTAGGATTCCTGCGCGATCCTGCGTAGGTCAGGGTAGCTGACCTTGTCGTACCACGCCTCCAGCACAATGGCGCACATGACGCCCTGATGGCGAAACACGCCCCAAGTGGTGCGCGCGCTAAAGCTGGAGCTTTCCTTGGCCTCGAAGGCTGTGTCCCAAGATTGCAGGACATATTCGATATTGTTTGGCATGTCCTCGCTTTCCCAAGGAACCCACCATGACGCCTTGAGAATACCACCACCCTTGGGGCTAGGGCGCTGCTGTAGCTGCCCAGCGGCTGCGTCGGAGCCAAGAGAACGCTCTCG